TACCAATCCATGTAATCGCCGCCCTTGCCCTGCCACTCTGCTACAAGTCCACCGGCACTACGCCAAGAGCACGACCAATATTCTTCCTTAAGGATGTCCCACATTTCACGTTTACACCATTGCATATTGCAAAATGCCGCATATAGATTTTGAGCATAGTCCTGGCGAGTGCGGATTTTCTCCAGCATCCACGGCGATTGCCAAATCATCTCTACTAAATCTCTATCATCCATTAATGGAAATTACCTTGAAAGCAGTGGCGTGTTTCGTGTCCAAGTACAGTTAGGTTCGTCGTAGGACCTGTGATGATTGTGCAAGTAGTAGTGCCTTGCGGAGTCTTGTCCCAAAACGAACAAGCCTGCATAGCATAGCCAAAGCCGCCACCGCCTCGTTGTTGAGACATCTTTTCACACGATGCATTAACATCAGCAACTTGCAGCCAAACAATGTTTGACCGATTAACTGAGTTATGTGTAGTGTCAAACTCTTTAAGAGGTTCGTCAACATACGCAAAACAATTAAAAGATACTGCTACTAACAACACTAATACCTTCTTCATATAAGCCTTTCTGTGCCTAATTAAACTGGTGTAGACGGTAGGATTCGAACCTACAAAGTCGCTCTAAGAGCTAGACCCCGACCCTCCCCAACGAACGCTAGGGAGGAGGTATACCAAGTTCCACTCACGTCTACAATAGTATTATACGCTCAAGCGTAAATAATGTCAATGCAATTTACTACTATACCCTTTGAAAAAATAACTCGTTTTGGGCAGCGAACAATGCTCGATAGTCCATTATTTAACATAAGTTGGATTTTGGGTAGATTTTGTAACTATAAATGTAGTTACTGCTGGCCGTATGCTAGAACCGACCAAGTTGATCACCGACCTATTGAAGTCTATAAACATGCAGTAGATGAAATCAAAAGACAAGCTCGCCAAAATGGATTTACCGAATTTCATTGGAGTTTTTCAGGTGGCGAACCTACAGCATATAAGCAATTACTAGATTTGGTTAGGCACTTAGATGACGGAGTACAAACTCCTTACCAAAGTATACACATGACAACTAATTTGTCGCCAGGTTCGAAGTGGTGGAAAAATTGGGTTGATGCTACTAACGTATTACAACGCAGGAGCATCACAGCCAGCTTTCATGATGAGTTTGCCCGAGAGCAAGAATTTGGTGACAAGTGTTTACAACTAATCTACAATGGAGTACATGTTACTATTAATCAAGTTATGGTTCCTGAAAAGTTTGATGAACTATATGCTAGGTTAGAAAGATTTGCCGCACGTGGAATTAATGTTACTCTTAAACCGCAAAGCGATCCAACTGCAAGTAATATAGTCAGCGGTTATACTGCTGAACAGATCGCAGTACTACAAGAAGGATTTCCACAAAAAAACCGCGGCGAAGATTTATACCAAGTTGCTCTGTACAAGGATGATACAGAATACTTGTTCGATCAGGCAGAACGATTTAACAGTTTTGGATTTAATAAGTTTACCGATTGGTCTTGTAATTCTGGCTATCAAAGTGTTATAATAAGGGGCAATGAAGTTAAGCGTGGCTACAGTTGCTACGACCAACCTCTCGGCACATTAGAAGGATTTAATCTGTTCACAGAACCGCAGAGGTGTACATCTCCTAATTGTGTTAGTTCAGCTGACAGCAAGATACCCAAATGCAAGTAGACTTAGATCATGTTATGTTCTGGATGGATGCTATACGCAATAGCAATGATTCCAAACGAACGCTAGAATCATTTTGGAAAGGTCAACTGAAAAGTAAAGTTTGGTTAATAGACAATCTTAAACCTTATATTAATCGTCCAGTTAGCATCGACATACACGGTGGATGGAATGGGGTATTAGCCAGTTTGCTATTTCAAGCAGATATTGTTGTTGATAGCATTCGCAGCGTTGATATTGATCCCGCATGTGAAGAGACTGCAAATACTATAAACAAACTAGAAGAAATTGCAGGTAAGTTCTTTGCGGTCACTGCTGACATGTGTGCATTACGTAGCGATGCTGATGTAATTATTAATACTAGTTGTGAACATATCACGCAAGACCAATACGACCTGTGGTTAAGCGGAATTCCATATAATAGTCTTGTAGTTGTACAGAGTAACAATTATGAGATATCGGAACATGTACGCATAGCTGATAGCTTAGATCATTTTAAAGAACAAAGTCATTTAACTGTGTTATGGGCAGGCCAGCTTCAACTACCATTATATACCCGTTATATGATAGTAGGAACAGCCAATGTTTAAATTTAGTGAATTAAATGCTCTGCAGATCGAAATAACCAATCGCTGCCAGGCAGCGTGTCCGTTGTGTGCAAGAAATGTACACGGCGGACTTGATAACCCAACGATGAAGTTAAACGATTGGACTTTGGCTGATTTTAAAAAGATATTTAATAAAGATGTACTTGCACAAATTAAAGATATTGATTTTGCAGGCACCGCTGGCGAACCCACCCTTAACAAAGATTTAATTGAGATGTGTGCGTATGTGCGTGATACTAATCCAAATGTGTTCATAGGCATCTTTACTAATGGCGGAGCCAGAAGTGCCAAGTGGTGGAAAGAATTAGTAGCAGCCCTACCGCCCAATCATAATGTTGTATTTGCCCTAGATGGTTTAGAAGATACTAATCACTTATACAGAGTTAATGTAACCTATGATATGGTCTTGAAGAATGCAAAAACATTTATTGCAGCAGGTGGATATGCAACATGGCAATTTATACAGTTTAAACATAATCAGCATCAAGTTGAAGAAGCTAAACAGCGAGCTAAAGACTTTGGATTTAAAGCATTTGCATTAAAAACTAGTCGTAGGCACGGTGACGAACCATTTAAAGTGTTAGATAGGGATGGTGCTGTTACACACTATTTAGAATCTTCAGATTCTGCTCCTATTAAATTTATTAAGAAAGGAGACTTTGATAATTTTAAAAAGTGGGACAAAGCCGACGAAATACATTGCTATGTTAAAAAGAACAGAGAAATTTACATTGATGCAAACTATATAACCTTGCCTTGTTGTATAATGGGATCATTAACCTATTTAGACATAGAATACAATAAAGAATATTATAAACAGTTCAATGTCTACGATTCGGTTTCTAACTACGATGCAGGTGCAGGACTAAACGCAAGTTTTTCAAAACTAGTCAACGACATGGGCGGTTTTGATGCAATAGACGCTAGCAAGGTTGATATTAAAGATTTACTAGAATCGGAAATGTGGCAAACAATCATGCAGAAGAAATGGAAGGACAAAGATTCTGATGTATGTATTAAGATGTGTAGTGCATCTAGCCCGTTCTCTACGATGGATGATCAGGATACCTACACTGAGAGATTTATTTAAATTCGGACTGGAATCCAGCCCTGCTACCTTTTCTAGAAGTACCGTAGAACCACCAATCTATATTAATAGTATAGCGTTCAATATTACTATTATTAACTCCGGTGTAATGACTTAGATGGCTAGGAAAGAATACAATCAAATTGTCTTGGGGAGTAATTGAATATTCTTTATGGTTAATATTATTAGTTGTATGATAATCAAAATCAAGAGCTGAGGGGAATAAATTTAAGTAGTTTGGATCTTTTTTAAAGACTAAGTCTCCACAGTTTTCAGCCGTTTGTAAATATACACAAGAAGTAAATGCACTGGTTGTGTGGGTATGTGGTCGGTTCCAGTTTCCAGGACCGTGTCTAGTTATCCAACTATGTCTAATACGGATCTTTAGTGAATCCTGTACACACAGTACATTATGCCAATATTCGTATGCCGCAGTATAGATCGATTCTCTTAGGTTTGCAAATTCTGGGTATGAATCGAGTATTTGTTTATTTTTGGAAATAGAAAGATCACAATTATCTATAGACAATGTTGATTGATCCACATCGCCTGCGGCATACGGTATATACTCGATAGTTTTTGCAAATTCAACTGTTTCTTTAGGAATCGTTGGTAATTTGCTAGTTACAATTGGTACAGTAAAGATATGTTCTACATTCATGAAAATATTTATAACCCTAACTAAACCTACTAAATATTTCCTCTATGTATAAATTTAAAGAAATAGGCGCCCTACACATTGAACTTAGTTCAAACTGCCAAGCAAGCTGTCCAATGTGCGCCCGTAACCATCATGGGGGTGGTGAAAACCCCTTACTCAAAGTTAAAGACATCGATCTTAGATTCTTTATTAGAATGGTTCCTAGTAGGCTAGTAGAACAACTACACACTATTACCATGTGTGGAAACTTCGGTGACCCGTTACTTAATAATGATCTACTTAATATTGTCAAATACATTACTGTAAATAATCCCGATATTAGAATTGATATACATACTAACGGAAGTTTGCGTAATAGCAAATGGTGGGAGGAACTGGCGCAAGCATTGCCAAAGAATCATTTAGTACAGTTCGGTATTGACGGTTTAGAAGATACTCACGCATTATATCGTGTAGGTACAGACTTTAATAAAATTATTGCCAATGCTAAAACATTTATAAACGCAGGCGGCAAGGCACGTTGGAACTTTATTACATTTAGACACAATGAACATCAATTAGAAGAAGCTCGTCAAATGGCCAAAGATTTAGGATTTGAAAGTTTCTATGAAAAGCAAACTAGTCGCTTTATTGGTAATCCTTGGTTTGACGTCTATGATAAAAACGGTAATGTTACACATCGATTAGAAAACCCAACAGAACAAAAGTTAGTGTTTGTAGATAAAAAAACTGTAGAGAACTATAGAGAATTAGTTGCTAGTGCTACAGTTACCTGCGAGGTAGAAGAACTTAAAAGTGTATATATTGACGCATTGGGTTATTTGTGGCCTTGTTGTTTTGTAGGAGCAACTCCTTATATTCATACTAAAGAAGAACAACTAGTACACGATTTTCAAACAGACAGCAAAGCAAGCCTTACTAGACTATTAAACAAATTTAATGGTATTGAACAGCTTAACCTACGTAAATACTCTGTACAGGAAATTGTAGACAGCCCCGAGTGGCAAAGTCAGTGGGACAAATCGTTTGCAGGTGACAAGTTACACGTTTGTGTAAGAACATGCGGCAAGTTTCCCGATACGGTTATTAGCCAGTGTCGCGATCAGTTCGTGGATTTGGAAACATTCGATGAATAAGATCTTTTGGATACAACCTGAAACTACTCAACTAGGCGATTGGCAAAAACAAATTACTGAGCTTACTGGTACTCCTAGTTTTTGTGTATTACCTTGGATGCATCTTGCCACACGCCCCAACGGCGACATGCGTATATGTTGTGTGGCCAATGCTAGCGGAGCAGACAGCGGTGATTATGGTGTAGGTCTTGTTAAAAAAGAAGACGGTACTCCGGCTAACTTTGCTAGAGATTTGCCAACAGAAGCGTTTAACAATGACTACATGAAATCAGTACGCAAGTCTATGCTAGCAGGAGAAGTACCAGCTAGTTGTGTTAAATGCTTTAAGGAAGAAGAAGAGGGTATTGCTAGCAAACGTATTTGGGAAACTGGCACCTGGCACTTACATGAACAAATAGATATTAAAGAATTAATTGCAGAAACTGAAGAAGATGGTACAGTTCCTTATAAATTACAATACTTAGATCTACGCCTGGGTAATACTTGTAATTTAAAATGCATTATGTGCAGTCCACATGATAGTAGCCAGTGGGTCGGAGAATATAAGAAAGTATTTCCTATATTTGAAAGTCCTCTAATTAAAAAACAAATGTATTGGGATAAAAAATCTCACAATAATTTCTGGCACGAAAATCCAGAATTCTGGAGAGAAGTCTACGATCAAATTCCTAATTTAAAACAACTATACTTTGCTGGTGGCGAACCATTGATGATTCGTGAACACAAGATGTTCTTAGAAGAAATTATTAAACGTGGGTATGCAGATAAGATTTCATTGAGATATAATACTAACTTGCTATTATTAGATGATGCGATTATTGATATTTGGAAACAGTTTAAGAAAGTTAAAGTTGGTGTTAGCTTAGACGGTATGGGTGATCGAAATCACTACATAAGATTCCCAACTGATTGGAAGATTGTAGAAGAAAACCTACACAAGTTAGATAATACTCCAGATAACATACATTGTAATATTGCTCTTGCTGTACAGATTCTAAACATCAAACACATTCCAGATTTTATCAAGTGGAAGGTTAAGAGTAACTTTAAAAAGTTAAACTTTGAAAAGAATGTAGCAGGGCAAACTAACGGTGGCGGACTTGTGGGTGTACATCTAGTTTGGATCCCAACGTGGATGAGCTTGCGTGTATTGCCCAAGGAAGATAAAGCAGAAGTACGTGAGCTATTTGCAGAATTACAGCAATGGTTATGGGACAACTATACTAAAGACGCAGAATTCTGGGAAACTAATCCTTATGGATGGAAACGTTGGGAAGGCATATTAGATTGGATGGATGCTGAAGATCATACTAACTTATTACCAGACTTTCGTGAGTACATTGCTACAATGGATGCACAGCGTAAAACAGACTTTAGAACTGTATTTCCTGAGATTGCACATTTACTTTAGTCAGCGGAATATCTGCTGCACAGGTACAATAGTTGCGATCACAAATAATAGGCTCCGTAGGTACAACAAAGTTTCCTTCGTAAATATTTCCTAAGCTACCGCCCACACGACAAGTAGCACGATGTACGTCACCATCCCAATTAATCATTAGACTTTCTATGCCTGCATTGCACTGCCAGCCCTTATATTGATTACGGTGCAGTTTGATAACATCATTTGCATGTTGAGGTATTTGCGCATATTTGTCGTCCAACCAAATAATAACATTGGGGGCAACAGTTGATTCACTTTCTTTAATCCAGGTTAAGTCATCCGGGTGATATCGCATGTCATCGAACAAATCGTGGTTTCCTTCAGTCCAACGAATCCTGCGTACAGTGTATGGCACTTTAATAATATCAAGATACCCTGCAGAATCTTTAACGTCCTTCATATGATCATGATGAGCCATGAGTTGTAAGATTAGTGATTTATTTGTATCTTTTAAACTTGTAGCAGTATGCAGTACACGTTTAAAATCATATTCAAAATGTATGCTAAACACATATTGATCAACCCTCTGTTTCTTGTACCATTCAGCAGTACGAGTTCCATTGGTAGTTACACTAATCCAACTAATGCCAACATGTTTAGCGTAGTTAACTAGTTCTTCAAATTTAGGATGTACTGTAGGCTCGCCACCTGTAAAGCTGAGACGTATGGGTTTCCCTAATGCTGCTAGTTGGTCTACTGCGGCTTTTAGAATTTCAATATCTGAATGGGGACTTGAGTTGTCGTGTATGCTACTAGGACAGTACGTGCAATCGTAGTTACAACGTTTTCCAAGATTCCACTCAACTTTAATGCTATTCTGATGCGGCCACCGGCTAGTAACTTTATACATAATCTTGAAACTCTATATTCACTTCTGTAAATGTTTTACTGTTTCTACTGTTATCGAGTCTACGATTAAACTCTACGCAGTCTTCCCATAGCGCACTTTGATCCACTGCGTTGATATAGTTTATATTATCTTGTATTTGTCCTAGGGTGTACGCAAGCAATTCCGGATGTTGCTTAACCATTTTAAATTCCGGTACACGTAATTTAATAGCTTCTAATCGCATAACAGCTAATGCTTTTAATGGTGGCGGCAATACTTGTGCTGACAATACTTTAGGATATGCTACTCGGTGTGTATGAAAGACAATGCCTATATCGTTTAAGAAATATTCTATTATTTTATCTAACACAAGCACATTGCTGACCTGTACAGTGACAGCGCCGACAATTCGGCTGATGTTAGAAATAGTTTGTATCTGGCGAATGTTAGCGATCAATTTAGCCCAGTGTGCATTTGTACGGATATATTCATAGCTATCACCAATGCCGTCAATGCTTACATTAACCGCTACTGATTTAAACATCGGCCAATATTCCCAAACAGTGCGCCCTGCCTTGCCTAACATACTTAGGTTAGTAGCATACTTAATTTCTATTTGGCTAGCATACGGCGCAAGCATATCTAAGATGCGATAGTGTTGTGGATCCATTAATGGTTCACCCCCGGCAAACTCTACACGTCTAAAGTATGGGAGCAACTTTTCTAAACTAGCCCACCATGCTGGGTTATCTTGAAACTTATCTAAGAATGGTTTGCGCTCTAGGTTATGGTCTTCTACAATAGCATACATAATATTACCTTCTGCCTTATAGAATTCCTTAACTTCGCTCCAGTCAGTCCAACTAGTACTGTCCATAGGATGGCACATACGGCAAGCAAGATTACATAGATTGTTTAATTTAAGTTCCATTGTGGGAATCTCAAAGGGCATTGAGTAATCGGCTTTTAATGTAGACAGTGCAGTTGGATATAGATTAATCCGTGCTTCTGGAATCTTACCAGCAATGTGTCGCATGCGTAGACTTTCAACACCCTGATCTTCTAGGGCAAAACACGGTTCACATTCATTAGGGCGTTGGTCGTTGAGTACCTGTTTACGAATACGCTTCATTGTATCGTTATTCCAAATTTCTTGTAACGATTGCTTATCTATAAATCCAACAGGATGGCTGCGGCAACACGCACATATAGCACCATCTTCACGTGTAGCTAATCCTGTAAACGGATGCATGCAGAAGGTTTTACTTTTCTGCGACATATCTAATTAACGGACTAACGCCAACCGGGTGCCCATCTTTAAGCGCAAGGTAAATGCTTTTTGTAGGAGTCAGGGCAAAATCTGTACATACTTGGTAATATAGATTCCCGTATGTATTCCATAGATAGTCTGGTTCTAAATTACGCAAGAAGTGTAATCCTATCATCGTAGGAGCACGTAAGTTCATATTAAAATCATTCATAATAGTAATAGCATCTGCTGTTGTTTCTCGATTCCAGCGTAGTCCAACTCTATTCCAGCCTAAACCCAAACCTTTAGAAAGACTGATTGATACACTGCGTATAGCAGGATGATTAAAATTGAAATTAATAGAGCGGCAACACGTGATCCATGCTCCGTCGATATGTACTGGGATATTTTTATCAAGACATTCATTTAATATTTCCTTTATTTGATTATGTACATCGCCTGTGCTAGGAAATGGCAAAGCAATAACTAGCGGAATAAGGGGAATTAGTTCTCCCGGCTTACGATACCAATTACCTAGCCGCTCGTGGTATTTGTAATCACCTTCAATAATCTGCACATTTCCTCGCATGTACATAGTGTCGATTAACTGTGTACATCCGTTTATGATATCTACTCGATCAAACTGATCAAATCCTTGTAGATAGTTTAATCGACTGTTAAAAAGCCAATTAGTCATTTCACGTTTGAAATTTGTATAAACATTATCTGTTATATCTTTGTCCAAATTTCCATTTAAAACATCTTGTTGTAATTGTTCGATCCTAGTATCTGACAGAGGCTGTGGTCTTTCTTTTTCTAACCATTTTGGATCATATGAGGGAGCGACTCGCATTTGTTTCATGAATTATTTACACTAAAATCTTAACACATAAATATTTTCATGTTAGGACGCACTCATTATACTATATCTAAAGAATTATTACAAGCAGCATCATCTTCGTTGCCCGAAATAGATGCACGGTTAGCGTTAAACGAACCCACTGGGGATTTCTTTCATGATCCGTGGGTAATTAAGCCAGAATACGCTGGCACAGTTTGGCAAACCATATTAGATAGCATTATTGTAGCCAAGGGCGAGGCTCGGTTAATTAAACTAACTCCGGGTGAAGCGTACCCGAGTCATGCCGATATAGACGACCGCTGGCATCTGGCCATACAAGGTAATCATTCCTTCTTAATAAATTTAGAAACACATATTATGCATCCAACTGAAGTAGATGGGCAATGGTACACTATGGATGCAGGCTACCGACACACTGCTGTTAATTTTGGCAGCGAAGATAGAATACAGTTAGTGGTCAGACACTTACTGCCACGCAACGTCCTTAAAGATCCGATTGAAGTCTTTATAACACTTAAAGATGTGGTAGTAGATCGCAGATTTATATTTGATGATGTTATTAGTCCGTGGTTAAACGCAGCATTTAAACGAGGGATTGTTAGTAAGTTCAACGGTCAAGACCTAATAGCATCACTTACTATAGAAATGGATTGCTTAGATGAATTGGAAGAATTAACTAGAGAATATTTTATATTGACAATTGACGTATGAATACAACTAATTGGACTCCGTTTTACAAAATTAATCCAGAAGATGATAATTTAATTGAAACTAATTTAATTTATACTCCGCTAGTCAGCTCTAGCGGTAATGTGTTTTGTATGCATTTTGATCACACTAGTAAATATCAAAATGAAGATTTAGCAAGCTGGCTACCAGAACGCCCGCACTATACTAAAGAAATGGTTACATATTTCTTTAATAGAGAAGTAGAATATATTACTGTGTTTAAGGATATGCCCTGGGCTCCTCGCAACATTACTATAGATCTAGAAGAACAGAAAATATTCTTTACTTGGGCTGGAGAAACATGCAATCAAATTGTATATAGCGGTCGCAGTTTAGATGAAGCACTGCCCGATTGGCAGGAGCAAATGACTACTATATTAAAAGACATAGTTAGTGCTGGATACTATAAGACTAGTTTATATCCACATTGTTATTTTATAGACAACGGTGTATTGCGTACATTTGATTTTTACGGATGCGTTAGTGCAACTGATCCGTATGTTAAGCTAGATCATATACGTGGAATGATTGGAGAAACCTCTGGACCGCGATTTATAGAAGCAACAGAAGGCGACAAACTTAATATTGAAATATTGTTTAAGGAAGCACTAAAGCAATATGTAAAATGGCCTGATAACATATTACCTAAAATATATACGCAGCTATTTTAATATAGTTGCTGATCCCAATCACCGTTGTCGATGCCGTAGTTTGAAGTACCAGTAGGCCAATAGTCAACTACTAGAGCAAATCTATCTTCGTTGCTTAAATTCTCACTTACCGAATGCTCAATATGTGCAGGAAATACTACTATCATATTGTCGCGGGGAGTAACACGAAATTCTCTATTGTTAAATGTTGTATATGTATGATACTGCATTTCCATTACATTTGGAAATAAATTACAATAGTTTAAATCTTTTCTAAAACACAAATCGCCACAGCCGTCTGGGGCTTTTAAATAAAAGATTGCACTAACTAACGTGTTAGGATCTTGATGCCATATGTGGCTATCACCCGGCCCATGTTTTGTTATCCAACTGTGTAATGGCCTAAGCCCTAGATGCTCTTGTACGCATAATACATTGTGCCAGTAATGCTCAACAGCTTTTTGTAATTCTTCTCTTATTCTAGCAAGCCCTGGTTCTGTGTTTAGTAGGTATGTTTGCTTAGTATGCTTTAATTTTTTGTCCTCTCTAGGATGCTGCATATATTCTAGTTGCTTAACTAATTCTAATTCTTTATCACTTACGGGAGATAAGTCAGCAGTCCAAATAGGTACTGCAAAAACAGGTTCAAGATGCGAGTTCGATATAGGCATAGTGAAATATTTAGTGATAGTTGTTTACACATAAATATTTTTATGAATTGTTCAAACATTATAGATTGGCAGCACGTAATAGATACCCTAACAGGGCCTGGCATGCAGGCTTATATTAAACCGGATGAGTGGGCAAATAAAAAAGACTACAACGAAATACATCGTCTTTGGGTAGATGCTGACATGAATATTCAAGGAGTTAAAGTAACCAACTATGAACCCGAATCGTTTGATTGTAGGGTTATACCCGCGATGGAAACCCTATTAGGACTAACGCATTTAGAATCATGGATTAGTAAAATTGATCCAGGTTGCATGGCGCCATACCATTGGGACTTCGATAACGAATTGATAGCAGAATTAGGAGTCAACCCTCGTAGGGTATCTGTACATATAAGCGAGTTTGCATTTGGTCATGTGTTTATCGTAGAAGATAAGATATGCTATAACTATGCAGTAGGTGATATGCTAGAGTTTCCAACATTTCGTGCGTGGCATGCAGGCGCAAACTTAGGGCTTGTCCCCAAGTATATGTATCATTTTGTAGGTTATTAAATGGAAAAAGTTAAATTCGTAGGCAACTGTTCAAATATTATTGATTGGAATAACGTTGTAGAAGAGATTATTAATAAGCCAGGCAAATTAGTCACTGCTGACAGAACTAAGTGGAAGATGGACACTAACCCGGTATACGGCGAATTAGTTGAGTTGTGGGAAAAAGCAAACTTTAACTTTGACGCAATTAAATGGATTAACTATTATCCAGGTGAAGATTTTGACAATGAAGTTATTCTTAAATTAGAAAATTTATTAAAAGTTAAAACAATTAAAGTATGGCTTGCTAGGATTGACCCAGGTTGGTGCACTCCGTGGCATTGGGATACCGATGACAATGAAACAGAATGGAACAAACTAGGTAATACAAGACGTTTTATGATATTCATTGATCCGCCTGCTGTAGGGCATATGCTTGCAATGGAAGATCACTGTTTTTATAATGAAGCCATGGGCAATATATACGAATGGAGCGATTATAAACTATGGCATGCTGGTACTAATGTTGGGCTTGTACCTAAGTTTATCTTACACTGGATGACCTACGATTAATCTAGGGTATGGTCAATATAAAATTTAGGTTTATTGTACACATCATCTAATTCGTGTGTACTAAATTGAAATGTTACTCTAGGTAACATACTAATATTAACTACCCCATGCATTAGATCTGCCTTTTCCCAAGTCCACAGGTCTCCAGCTTTATAGTTTTTCATCATCTGTCCACCTTCTGATACAAACACATGCCCTGGGTGATAATCCATCATAGCCATCCAATATCGTTTAGCAGTTTGATAAATCTTTGTATGCGGATCATAGTGCATGCATGCTACACTACCTGGTAAGAATTTAATAAACCACCAATCCCATGCAGCCGTACCTATATCAATAGGCGGAGTTATAGTAAAATCTTTTATATCGATTGTACGCTCATTATACATATTAGAGTAGTAGTTGCGCTTATCGTATCCTGCTGCGCAGAAAGTTTTATACCATGCTTCGTGTTCAGGATGCCCCTTCCACGTTAGTGGTTGATTTAGCAATGTAGGGTCTCCCTGAGTTTCTACTATTCTTTCTAGTAGTCCAGGCTGTATCCAATCTTTAAAATTACCTAGGTATTTCATTATAAAAACTCATTTGTAAACTAATGCGTGGGGTCATACTAATATTTGCTGCGCCATGTAAGCACATAGCATCTGGCCAAAGAAACAAATCTCCTGCCTTATAATTATTTAATAATACATCATCGTAGACAAAAATATGCCCATCTTCGAAATCAGTTAGCATCATTGTATAGCGTTGGCAGTCTTGTGTATCTATAACATGCGGATCAAAATGCATGGGTTGCATATCGCCGCCCATATACTTAACAATCCACCAATGATGCACCGGCGGCAAATTGGGTAAGTTAAATTTAAAATCGATTTGATCTAAGAATGGCTTCAGACACTCGGTTGCTTGCGTGTATTGATGAAACTGGTAATCTAGTTTAGGATAACCTGCATTTTCTAAAGCGATACGGGCTGCATCCCATTCTGGTTTACCAGTCCATTTCTCTGGTTGATACACCGGTGTGATATCTCCATTGTCATTTAACACAGCGTTTATTAATCCCGCAGGTATTTGATCAATAAAATTTCCTATGTACTTCATTTATGTTCTCGTAAAAATTTAAGTAACGGTTCGAAGTAATCACACATTACTTGTTTATGCACTAGCGGCATGTTTCCACTTACCTTAGGCACATTTTCATATTCTTCCCAGGTTAGTGCATCTAGTTCTTCCCAAGACCAATCGCCGTGATCAAATGCAGTATGCTTGAATACCCATTTGCCTTTGCGATTAATAGTACCTAACATAGCTTCCCAATAATCCGATGCTGCTTTAGCCTCATCATAGTTAGTTATATCTGTACCATCTGCCTTTTCCCAGTACCACGGACGATTAACAGGATCGGGCCAGCTGTATCCCCACTTATCAGCTTCGCGTTCGAATTGACTAGTTACCTTATATCTATCTAATGGATCGGGAGCATACTGACGCAGAGGCACCAGGCCAATAGCATCGATCGGAGCATCTTCACGCATAAACCATTTAACCGACTCTGCTAAACTAGCAGTGTCCTCGCCCGGCAGTCCTGTAATAAACTGTGAACTAATCAAGACATCACCGCCCCATGCTGCTTTACAATCTATTAGAGCTTGTTTAAGTTTAGCAGGACTAGCACCTTTTTTAATAGCACGACCTGCTGCCTTGTTAAATGTTTCAATACCTACTACAATATCTTTAAAACCACATTCTTTAATAAGGGCAATTTGCTCAGGATGACTTGCTATTAGATCTAATCTAAAGAACCCCCAGAATACTGGCTTAAAGGGCAGGCTCTTAATAATAGCAAGGAATGTTTCCAATTTTTCTGTGCTGTCATTGAAGGTGTCATCTGTGACATAGTATTTCCAAACACCAAATCGTTCCCAATTCTCCATAAGTTCCGCACGGATCATCTCTGGAGTCTTTGTGTAGTCTGCTACATTCTTTTGCCCGATTAATGGCCAAGTACAGAAGCTACAACTAAAGCGGCATCCTCTGCCTACTTCTAATCCTAGTCCTTCATATGCCTGTATAAAATCTTCTTCTTGATAACGTGTGGTACTAGTTACGTAGTTAAATTGTGCTTTGTTACCTTGTGCTTTAGTATCGTAATCTACAACAGTATTAAAGATACGTTTTGGACCTTTACCACTAATACTTAATACATAGTCAACAAACATAGTTTCAGCCATGCCTACAAAGTAATGGTCAACTAGCGGAGTGCCAAAATATTCCCAAGTCTTGCTTCCACCCATGACAATGTTAGTCTTGAGATTCTTATCTTTAATGTACTGCAACCAAGGCAGACTGTTTCCATTAGCAAACTGGAGCGGCAATCCCTTTGCATACCATTCTTCGTCTTGTAAACTTAAAAATTCTTGTGAACTTGTACGTGCATAACTAGCTTGTAGCAGACTTGCTTTCTCTTGCCCTTCTACATCCTGCATACGATAAGGAAAGATACTAGTACTAAATCCTACAAACAATGTTTCTGGGCCCATTGCTAGATCTAATATTTTTTTGTATAGCGGCATGTCTATAGCAAATGCCCAATCGAGCACAAGTATCTTAAATCCATGCTTACGTAGTTCATTTGCAAGTCTATGTACACCATAACCGCGCCCTAACCAATTTTGGCTAGTACACTCAGTAATTAAAATGCCATCATACATTAGTACGAGTCCAAATGATCAATGCCTAGTTTTTTACGAAACTCTTCTGTAAACTTGCCATCAATACGTAGGCTATAGCTCTGCTTCATGATACGCTCACCGCCGTGCCAATCTTGATCATTCCACCAAGCTGCTCTAGTATTTAGATAAGTCTTATCTTTGTTTTCGGGATCCCATAGATACATAGCTTTCTGTGTATTAGGACGAATATGTATAAACTCATTGCGATGTGGCATCATTACATTCATACCATTCTTAGCATCTAAATCTCTGTGTTCAAATGGGATTCCGTCGTGATCGCAATGGAAGAATATCACACGACCAATATGTTCAAATATATCAGTCATTGACTCGACCCATTTGACTACATTGGGAAAATATGCTGCTTCTTCTGTAAGTTTGCGTGGAGCAGTACGATCATCCCATGACCCCTCTTCCCATAGGAAGTAGTATATGTATGGATCATATGCGCCCATTGCCATTTTTAAGAAGCGTGTAAACTTGTTGCGTTGTTTATAATTCTTAAAATCTTTGTACAATTCCATGCCTGCAATTTTAATAGGATCAGTATCAGGCAACGCCATAAACTCATCCATTGCCTTGTAAATAGGTTTCCAGAAAGGTCGGTAGCTCATTTCATCAAACGTGAACCCAGGAGTCATCCATGTGCCCTCTTTGGCAAACTCTCGTGCTTCTGCAAAACCACGAATGATTTCTGGCTGCATACGATCAAACTCTGCCATGTCTAAATATTGAGCTAGATCGTAGTATGGCTGATTATTAATTCCTTTAATCATATTGTCCCTGTTATTGCTAATAAATCCTGCACACGATCTTTAGGTATTCTAGCAATTAAATTAATGCGATCTATATTAGAATTGTTAACTGTGTCGTGCGGCAACTCTACATCTAGTCCCCATGCACTACCATCTGGCACAAATGTATACGGGATATTATTAAGGATAAACAGTGCCTTTGGATCCCATTGAATTGGAACAATAATTACATATTGATCTGGATCTATATGACTAACTACTTGTCCAGTAGGCGGCAACACAAACAATGTCCATCGGAACGCAAATGGTATACGCTCACGTAGTCGCTTGACAATGCCAAACATTAGTTCTGTATCATACCAATTTACAGTTGGGTGTTTAGTTTTTAACATTGACGGAGGCATAGTGCTATCGGCCATATTACTTTGCATCATCCACCCATGCATAAGTGTTTGCGTCTTTTCGGCGCATTCGCTCGCAGCAATATTGTCCAAATGCACAGAATTATTTTCCCAAGTCCAATTTAAATGACTGTATTGACTCTTAACTGTGTTATAATAGTGTATGAGTTCAGCAGGATCTAACGTAAAATTTAATTTGGTAACTTCAGGAATATGCATAGTAAACATATTTATAGCTAAGTATTTTCATGGATAAGGGTTATGAATACTATTATAATAATGTACCCGGCAGCGGATTGTGCCGTAACAACCTCATCTATACTAGCTTAATATCTAAGGATAAAAAGACGTTTGTACAGTGGTATCATAATGATAGTGAGTACCATAAGGGTATGAATGAAGTAGTAGATCCTGCATTGATGAAAGACAAGTGGAACAGGGAAATTTGTTATTTGCATAACATGAGTCAGCACTATCCGACCCTAGTACCAAAGATTAAAGAAATTAATATTTTAGAAAAGAAAGTTTATTTAGAAATAGATGGTCCCGACTTTTGGGAACAGGCAGGATGTTTGCAGGAAAACTACAGTAAGATAGTTCCAGATTGGCAAGAACAAATGTTAGCTATTATTCGTGCGCACAAAGACATGGGCTACTACAAATACAGTATGCACCCTAGTAGTTATTTTGTAGTAGATGGAAAACTTAAAAGTATCAACTACTTCTTTACGTACAACGAATCAGAGGGTCCGATAACAGTAAGAGATCACCTAAGTCACATCAGCGAAGGACGTCGTGCAGAAATGAAACCCAAAACAGATGCTATGGGAATAGATTGGGATGAGCCGCAATCATTATTAACTATGCAATTATTAACTTTTGAAAGTTTCAGAAATAACTACCCAGATGAATTTATAGAGCAGGCAAAGAATGTATTCCTTAGTTGAATGGTCTGCTGACCTAGATCTAACAGAGTTTTATGCTGAAGCAGGGTGCAGAGGTTTTACTAATAATGCTAGTCAAAAAATGTTAGTAGACAGCTTAACCCGCGAAGATCGATGGAATGTTTGGATACTATATTATAATGATCAGGCAGTAGGTAGTGTCGGTGCACATTCTCTTCCTGAAATGGGACCACTTGCATATCGCATCTGTACACGTACTTGTGTGTTTACTAATATGCTACCGTATCAACAACTTCGTGGATTGAAATATACCTGTCAACAGCATCAAAATATAACAGCACAGTTCTTTATACCTGCGTGTATCCAATGGGCTGGCAAAAATACAGAACTATATATTTCAAGCCACCCTAGTGATGTTGGTACACAAAGATTAGTACATAACATATACTGTCCTGCACTCGTAGAAACAGGTGCATTAGAACGCACCTGTGAATTAGAATACAGGGGACATGTACAAACGTTTTGGCGTCTCAATGTTCCTGTGTTTAATCAGCAATTAAAATCATTACCTCGATGGTAGTTTAAAATCTTTAATGCCTGCTAGTTCGACATAATAAGCAATTTCTTTTTCATACTCACTAGCAAACGGCTCAGACAAATACGGTTGCCAAAATTCTGTTTGTAAATTACTGTAATCGTGCTGTACACGATATGCTAATCGATTAGTAGTATCGCCTAATCTACGATGCAATGTAATGCTATTATCAAATAGACAAAAGTCATTATTAGTCTTATACCAGTGATCGTACATGTATTTGTCAACAAATAATTCTCGATTAATGGCGGCAAATATCTCATCGCTTGCCTTCTTACTCAATCCCTTAATACTATGCACTGTATGAATACTATAATGTAGACCAATAATGCCTCCTGGACTACGCATGACCATAGGCATTTCGGAATCATCTTCTGGACACATGTTAGCATGCATGACTTCATCCTGCTCTATCCGTAATCCCGGATTCATCTTGCCAGGGGTAAATCTGTGCAGTAAAACCATCTCATCTAATTCACTACGAAATGCATTACTTACATTTTCGTAATAATCTGTTGTTGTTAAAAAACTAGTAGCTGATGCTGTCATACCTTCGGCGCCTAATAAGGCAACCCCTGGAGTAAAGGTACGTGTAGCACTTTCATTGCTATGCCAAGCAAGTTCACCTTCTGCAAACATACCCAGTGGATTACCATCTTTATCACGTTTACCCGATACACGCATAACATGTCGACCTTCGGGGCTTTCTTCTTGCATACGGGCAATATTTTGTAAACGTAATTTGTCTACAGATTCAATTAGCGGACTATCTTCTAAGGATAGTTTTACAACCTCGTGCCACATTAAACCTGGATATTTTTTAAGGATTAGATAGCGAATACCGTAACGAGTATCACCCCACTTCATACACCATTCAGTTTGCTTGGTCCAGGATAGATTACAATCACGGATAATTGTAACTAAATTTTGTAAGTGCAGTTGTCCAATTTCCATCCATTCTTCATCGGTTAGATGTTCAAAATCCACATCATCAATGAATATGCCAAATCTCCCTAGTCCGGGTATTTTTGATACTTTCATAAAAAATCCTTAAATATTTTTAGTATTTAAGGATTTTTGCAATACTAGTTGTTAGTATTGATTAGCCTAGTGTTGTCCACGAAGTACCGTTCCAACCTTGGAATGTATTAGTTGTTGTTTCAAAAATGATCATTCCTAATGCCGGTGTAGCTGGGCGGGTATCTGGAATAGTAGTATATGTTCCAGTTTGAATAACAGGAGCACTTAATGTGCCAGTGCTGTTGAATGATAATTGGTTACGTCCACCACCTGTTTTTGTTGTAAGTACAACAAATGATCCCGGTACTGCACCAGTTGCTACTGTACCGGCTGGATCTACTTGTGCTCCAATTGCTACAGCTTGACTATAATCAAATCCATCATGTCCATACACAATAATACCACTCATAGTGTCGCCAGCTTGCACAGCAGAAGGAGAAATAGTTGTTCCCCTTGACATATTTAAACTAATCCATGAGTCAACTGGATAAACTTCTCCGTAGAATTTCGCAAGAGGTTGTCCGTTTGTTTTTTGGGTTGAAGTTAATATTCCATCTGGAATCGTAATAGCACCAAAAGAAGTTGCAGATATAGATGTTGCAGTTACAGTACCAGTAATTCCGATATTACCAGTACCTGTAATGTTGTAAGAGTTTAATGGTAGGTCAGCACCGAGTCCAGTAGTAGCAGTAATTGTACCCGAACTAGAAATGTTTCCAGTGATTCCAATATTACC